CTCGCTAAGTAGCCGTGGAACGCCTGCACGTTGGTTGACGAGTTCGACACAGACTTGCCCAGCGGGCGATAGGCGTTCACTAAGTTTTCCAGCAGGCCCAGCCGACTGTGCGTGCTGAACAACGTGCCTGCCGTGCCGATGCCGCCTGCCGTGCCCGCGGTGCTCGACGTGCTTGTGAACATATGGGCCAGCCAGTATTCGCCGGCAGGGATCGTGGTGCTGAAGCCGAGAATGTCCATGCGCGCACCGGTCACGTAGGCCACGGCGCCGGTGATCAGGCTGTCCGCACGGGACGAGGGAGCGGTCGAGGTGCCGAAGTTGCTGGACGCAGACTGCGCCGTGGTCGAGTACGTCATGCCGCCAGTCGCGTCCCATTGCGCGGGGAACGAGAGAGTCAGCGCGTTGGTGATCGTGCCAGAGCTCGTGTTTGCCGTGCTGAGGCGCAGTTCCTGACTGACGCGGATGGAGATTTGCCCAGTCCACAGGCTTTCAAGCCGCGAGGTGCTGGCCCCGGTGCCCTTCTGGTAGAGAGCAAACTGGTTGAAGAAGGTCTGGAAGCGGGAGACGGAACCGGTGGACGCGGCGCTGAAGGTAGTGCCGTGCAGGAAGCCAGCTGCGTTGCTCACCAGGAAGTTCAGCTGGCCGCTGCTGAGGCCGTTGGGGAAGTAGTACGGGCCGTCCAGGTACCACGTGCCGATGCCGGGGGCCGAGAGCGTGGAGTTGGTGTTCGGCAGGATGAACGGTTCGTAAGCCTCAATCGGATCAGACACCACCACGTGGGCCGAGTTCCAGTCACTGGGGCGCACCAGGTCGGAAGCCTGCACCGTGGTTGACCCGCCCGTGCTGTTGCCGATGGTGGCGACACCGGACCAGTCGGCGATGGTGTTGCTTTTGGCGTGCGATACAGTGATTCCCATTAGAGTCCCAGTGACCTCATTCTTTCCCGCGTTGGCTTCTGCTTGAACCCGAACGCGTACAGGTTGCCGAGGTGGTCGGCGGCTGTCATCACCGTGCTAAAGTCAGCCCTTAGCACCTTGGCCAGCGACTTCTCAGTGAAGCCGGTCTTGTGGCAGTAGTACGAGTTACCACCAGCCACCTGCCTGCCCCAGCCGTAGATGACGTCATGGAAAGTGATGGGCCCACCGGCTGAGACGTAGAAGGTGTCGTGGATGTCATGCCCAACCATGGCTTCAACCACGGCCTGCATGTTGGGCACAATAACATGAGTGAAGCCGGATGGTTTAAGAACATGCGCGAAGCCGGCCAGTACGCGGGGTAGTTCATGGCGGTGGAAGTGTTCGAGGCAGTGCGAGCAATAGACGGCGTCGTACTTGGCGGGCGGGAGCCTGAGCATGTCACGGGCGTCGCAGACGATGTCCGGCTTGACGTCGGGGTCGATGTCGAGCGAGTGCTGGTCCCAGCGGCGATAGATGGCGGGGACGTCTTTGCTATTGGCGCTACCTACATTCAGCAACAGGCTCACGGGCTGGATGGTAGCACGTGATACCTAGAACCCGATGGGGTAATCTGCAGCCAGCGTGCTCAACTGGAAGTCGTCAACAACGACGTCCATCGTGCGGACGTTGAGATCGCCAATGCGTACTTGTCGGGCGTTGGTGTGCGCTGGCGACGGTTGCGCCCACTGGCCCAGTGGTTCACCGTTCACACTTGCATCGATCAACCACGGGCTGACAGTTGAGTCTATCTTCAGATCGACGATGTACTCGGTGCCGACCTCTACCGCCGCTCCGGTTGCCCCGCGCCCGCTGGCTGAAGCTGAATACAACTGGCCGTCAACAAACTTCACTCCACCACTGCCATCACCAACCAGGTACGATGGCAGGTCAGGCAAGACGTCAAAGCGGCAGCGCAGGCGTATGACGTAAACGCCGACACCGAAGGACTCTTTCGTGATCGCGTACTGCTGGGACGCTTCGGGATTGAGGCGTAGCGAGCGCTTGCCTGACAGCGGGGTATCGGTGTCAAATGACACGTCGTGAAATTCCCACTGATTACTATCCGGGCCTCTCTCGAAACTGCTGGTGAAAACTGGCATTAGGTGATTGTCCTTTCGTGCTGTAGCCTGTGGTTGACGGGAACTGCAATTCCTGTTGAAGCAAGAGGGTCAGTGTCGATTAAGTTCGGTGCTGGCCTTCTTTATTCAGAGCACGACCAGCATAGTACAGCAGGTTGGTCAGTTCGGGTTGAGGAAGTTGAGCGCGTAGTGGGCTTCGGCGGCTATGATCACCTCCAGTTCCCAGTCTTCGTACTGGTCGAGCAGTTCGATGACCAGTTGGCCCACGTCGGGCCGGAACCAGTCCTCGTAGTAACCGCAGGCTTCAAGTTCCATATTGCCAGTGTAGCACGGCGGGGTTACAATGGCGCGCAACTCGGCCATCGGGGTAGATGGTGCGGGTTTCCTGTTGGACACCGTGGGCTCGCTAATCTAATCGTGGGAGACTGGCGGGCTCACGGCCTGAACTCCATGCTTCAATTTATTCCGGGTATCATCACTGGCGATTAGCACCTACAGCACCTGATACAGCCGCACCTTGTCGTGGGCTTCGACCTTAACAATCTCCCACGGCTCGATCACCTCCACGTTACGCTCCCGATTGTTCCACCAGACGCATTCGTAGGAGACGCAGCCTTCGCGGATGACGATGGCGGTAATGCGCGCCTCCAGCGTGCCGTCAAGCTGCACAATCGTACCGATGGGGTAGACTTCGATTTGTTCCATGTTCACCACGCCGTGTAGCTGAAACTGTACGTATCGTCCTCAATCGGCTCGGCTTTCTCAGGGAAAAATGCTTGTACGATGGCGTCTCCGTCGTCGGTTGAGCGGCCCAAGCGCTTGCGAATATCCTCTTTGGACTCCACGGTAATCTTACCGCTGGCAGTCATCCGGCCACGTTTAGGGGCACTCAAGTCGCCAGTGACGAGGTCGTCCGGCGGCAGTGCAACGTCGGAACCAAAGGCCGGATCGAGCAATTCGCGCATATTCCACCACGCCGCAGCCCGTTTATTGGCGAACTTTAGCTCGCCACTGCGGTCAGTCATTTCGGTCGACTCAGAGGCGTTAAACGGCACTGCCCGCTTCCCGAATCGCTCTTTAAGCTGGTCGTAAGGGCCAGAACCGATGCCGACCACATCTACGGTGGCTTTGGCCTGCTGCCAGCGCTCCAGACAGCCACTGGCATAGCCGACAATGGGTTGGGTATCGGCAATGGCGTAACGATCCAGTTGGGTAACCGTGTTTCCCTGCCGTCGAGCCAGCACGGTCTTGTCACCGCCGTCACTGCGGGCGATGTCTACGCCAAGCCGGGTTACCGGAGCAGCAAAAGCCTCTGATTTCCACTGCCAGGCAGGCCACTGCAGTTGTTTTGCGCCCTCCAGCCAGTTCCAGTTGGCGGGGATCTTAATCCGCTCGGCCCAGCGTTCGTTAGCGGCCTCGATCCAGCTCAGCGGGATGATACAATCCTCGCTGGATTCGCAGAATTCACCCAGTACACGATTCTTATACACGGCTGAGTTCTCGCCCCACTGGCGAGCCCGCTGTTCAGCAAATTGGCGGGTAATCCGACCGGCGGCGATACACTCCTCCAGTGTTACGTGGCGTGTCCACCAGTCTTCGTAGCCGGGTTTGCGGGTGTGGATGTCATAGAAGCGCCCGCTGGGTTCGCCGGGGGTACTGATCGCCAGCGCGTAGGTATCGCCGGTTGAAAGGGCGCCTTCAGCAGCGTCCCAGCGGCCAGCCGGAATCACCTTGGCCTCGTCGAACACGTACAGGAGGTGCGAGGCATGCGCTCCTTCGGTCATTTCGTCCTCGGATGAGGCCATGGCGAATGCGCGGCCTGTGCTCAGCTTGAGCAGGAGGTTCTGGAGCTCGTACTGGGTGAAGGCTGGCCGGCCAATACGATCCCAGCGCAACTTGCGCGCCCACTTGTGCACTTCGGGCCAGAAGAATTCGGTCAGTTGGCGCCACGCTGAGGCGGTAGTGGGGATTTTCCAGTCCTCGCCGTCCCAGGTGGTCGCGAAACACAGCAGGGCGATGCTCGCTAAGCACGTCTTGCCCAGTCCGTGGGGGCCGCGCACGGCGACGCGATGGCGAGCGGGGAGTTCTTCGAGGATCTCGGCCTGATAGTCAGTGAGCGACTCGCCCTCGTCCCAGGCAATGCAATCGTGCGCAAACCCGACGTAGTTGTTGCGGTACGTGCGCTTGAACGTCTCGCCGGGCTTGTCCAGCGAGCGCAGGTACTCAAGCAGGCGCAGTTTGTGCTCGATGGGCCAGGTCAGGGGGTCTGGGCCAAGGTGGACTTGCTGCTGGCGGCGTCGATTCATCCACGGAAGTCTAGCATAGTCGGCTGGTGCCATCAGCGATCATCATCGGTGGTCCAAGTCGGCAGCGTGCTATAATCGCCACCACACGCAGTTGGCCCAACTGGTCCATGATGGCCCATGACGATGACAGCCGATAGCGACGAGCACCATCAGCAACCTTTTTGTTTTCGCGATTTGTAAAAAATTGAGCTCGTAGATCGATGCGGCCCGTGGCTTCCACCTGGAATTGGCTCAAACTCCCGTGTACCACGGTCTAAGGCTGGTCCATGCCAACGGTCGCTATCAGTGGTCACAGTCACAGTGCGCGTGGGCCTACTACATCTAGTGTAGTCTAAGCCTGACTACTGCTATTAGCAGTACGTCTGATAATACCCATTATGGTAATGAGTGCTAAGGGTAGGCTATCGCTCTTTTTGTTCGGGCTCGCTCTCGGCGGGAAGTTGCGGTAGTTGTAGTTGTGAGCCTGCCAGCCTGATACGTTCCTTAATCTCACTATCGACTTGCTCTATATCAACCTGTAGCTTGTCTCTAAACTTAGGCCGATGAGCCTTGAGCCAGAACATAGCCAGTAGGTCCGACTTAAGGGCGCGCTCATACACCGAAGTCTCCAGTATGTCGGCACTATCCTCAAACGAATCTGCCATTGCTTGGGCGAACTGGGGATCGTTATCGAGATAGCGATACACCGTAGCCCGCGCTACTCCGGCCAGCTGTGCGGCGTGATAGATACTGGCCTTGAGCCGATACGCTTCCACGATCTTGCGCTTATTGTTAACTGTCTCAGTGTCTCCGCTAAACTCGTAATCGAGTATCGCTATAAACTCTTGCGGGTCAACGAGTTGTGGTGCATGGGCGCTCATGGTCGCTCAATTATAGCCCACGCTGTCAACCCGTACCACTATCGACCACTAAAAATGGCAGGATCCTGCTATACAAATTGGCAGTAAGCTGCTATTGCTTTATCTTACCTTTAGTGTACACTGTAGTGCATGACAACCACGGAAACCACAGCCTATAAGCACGAGTGCCAGAAATGCGGGCATGAATGGGTGTCACTGGACAGTGCGCCGTTACGTTGCGCTAGTTGTAAATCACCATACTGGAAACGTCCGGTAGTAAATGCCAAACAAAAGGCAAGGCGAATACTGACTCACGCTATAAGGTCGGGTCAATTAGTGCGACCCGATACGTGTTCATCATGCGGTAAAGCGGTCAAAGTTCAAGGCCATCACGCCGATTACGAACAGCCGTTAGTAGTCACTTGGCTGTGTGTAACCTGTCACCATGAGGAGCATAAGCGACTACGACGTGAAGCGGGCTTTGTTCCCAAGACAAAACCACAGATGCCAACACTGGACTTAAACGAAGCTAACGATTTCAGTTCAGTAATGCGGGCTTTAGGTCAACGTGGTGGCAAGGCTAAATCCGAAGCTAAAACCGCAGCCGCTAGAAAGAATGGCGGCATACGAGGAAAGAAACGCGACTAGCCCGCACGAGCACCAACGATTGAGACGAAAGGAGACGCGATGCACAAATCAACCATTATCATTCTTGCAATAGCTTGGTTTCTTCTAGCTTTAGCACCACTGTTCCCTAACGCACTATGGAACTAAACCACGCGGGCATTCAGTTCCCGCACTCCAATGGAAGGGTATGACGATGACTAAAATTCGCAGAGATGACTACTTGGAACTAATCGCATTCTTGAGCCATTACCATTCAGGTCAGGGTTCAAGAGGCTATCGGCTTATGTCGCGCATGGTTAGCTTCTACGGTGCGCACTGGACGTCTAACTTTGAACGTGAGGCTGAACAGTCAGAGGTTTACCAGTACCTTGTTGACAACTATGCAGACAAGGTTTAAGCGGGGTCAGTTCCCGCACTCAAGGCGTCGTCGCTACTGGTCTGCTAACTGCTACATGTGACTGCCAGTGTACCGCAAGCCAGACTGCTACGCCAACCGCTTGATGACTGCCACTAACGCAGACTGACGACGACGCTTTGAGTGTTGGAACTGAAACTCAGATAGGAGACATGATGGCTAAACGATTACTGATTACTTTTGGCGGTTCCCATCGCCAGTACAACCGACAACTAAGAGCATTTGAAGATGCTGGAATTGAACTAGATCAATGCGGTTCTGCCTCACTCGGTTCAAAACTGCAACACGGTATCGTTCCAGACACGCCCGAAGCACGGGAACTGGTCAAGCAGATAGGCGCATCGGTTGCCCGTAGGCAATGGGCATGGTTATCAGAAGATGATTGACACCGACAAACTACGCGAAGTGATGGCCGCACTCGGTAAGCGTGGAGGTCAAGCGCGGTCAGAGCGCAAGACCGCAGCCGCCAGGCGCAACGGTGGCCGGCGCTACTGTCGCCAGTGTCGCGCAGAAGTGACTAGCGCAGACAGGGAAGCGGGAGCTTGCACACAGTGCGGGACCAAGCTACGAGGTCAACCGAAGCCCGAAAACCCCGTACAGGTCAATTCTAAGCCAGTGAAGGCTAGGTGACAGGCTTCAGATATCGCTAGATTGCGTCAGGTTGCCCTGTACGGCGTCAGAATCAGTCGCAGACAGCGCGGGCTTCACTTTCAGCAAAATGGCTTACAGAGGCTTTAAACGTCAGATTCAGCAAAGGAGACTAACCAGCAATGAGCACCGATATGTTCAACAACGACTTAACCAAGACCGATTCATTCGGCACTGAGCGCACACCAACAGCAACGACACAGACGCCGATGAGCGTTGACGAGTACAACGAGCAGAATCTAGCCCATGTGGGCTGTGTGATGGCTCGTTACAATCTCAGCGACGAGGAATGGGACGCGGCACCGGAACGACTACGGCAACAACTTCTGAGAGAGTGTGCAGAAACCGACGAACCACGCGACGAGGGGCCGCTACCGGAAAACCCTCAGACTATCGAGGACTTGCGTGTAGCACTTGAGTGCGAGCCATTGGACAGCGAGAACAGGCCCATACTTGAGCAGCGACTACGCGACCAGGAAGCAGGGCGAGCGGTGGCGATGGTCGGAAGAAAAGGGCGGGCCTTATGGCACGTTCATTTGTATCCATCGCGGGCCAACTACTGACAACATCGCACAGATGCTTTGGAGTAATCGTCCGATAAACGATGAAGATCGAGAAATGGCCGCGCTCATCGTCCGAGCGGTGAACAGTCACGCGGCGCTAGTTGAGGCTTTGCGCTGTGCTCAATCAGACATTCGACAGCTACGCTTGCAGTTATTCGGCAATGGTATCGAAGGTCCGGCACAGGCGAAGATCAACGCCGCACTCGCACTCGCCACCAACGACGACTAACCGGCTACGAATTGAGAAGGAGGATTGTAATGCGACTAGAACTAAGACCTGAGCAAATCTCAGGTGAGAAGGGCAACGGGCTAGAAATCGGCGTGCCAGGCTTCAATAGCTCGCCTGCCGACGCTGAAGATCACCCATCGCAAGTTTACATCGAGTTCTACGAGGGCAAGCTGGCCGTTCATGTTTGGGATGGTAGCGGTGAAGATCCTCAGACAATCAGAATTGAGCCGACGACTAACCGCCACTGAGAAGGGAGACGACGACCCATGAAGGTGCGAGTTTGCTTTACAGTCGATGCTGATGATCGCTTTCGACGTGCGCTGAATGCTTACTTTGGTAAGGATGGACTAGCGACACGTAGCGACATTCAGCAATAGTACGAACAGAACGCCGCATCGGTCGATCCTGACATGCTCCAACAGTATGAGGATCAGCG